TACCACTAGGCACAGTGAACTCTATCACAGGCTTTGAATCCGAAAGGTCAGGGTTATTGATTACCGCTTGCATACGAAATGCTTTATCTCTTACGAATTCACCATTATCATCACCAACCATTACCAGGTCAACAGGGAAACTAGGAATGGTATAGAATACTTTGATGGAAACATTATTCAAAAAGACATATCCTGCATTTGCAGATGTGTTTTTTGGGAATCTGAATTCCACACCAAATCCTTCACTGTTAATAGTTTTTGGGCTTGGCATTTTATAATCAGAACTGGAATAATGCACCGCTTTTGATTTCCAATCTTTAGATGGAGTTACACCTTTAACTTCACTTTCATGCCCTAAGCTGTTTTTCGGCATTATTGTTGGCTGAGGTATGGTAGGGTATTTGTTTGATGTGTCGGCTTCTACACGGTAAGAGTAGAAAACTTTGATTGCGGTTATTTTTGCATGTTCTGGAATGGTGAATCCGAATTTTTGGAGTTGTATTGTTTCAATACTCGGCCTACTTCCAGTAGATGCAGTGATTTTTTCTGTTTGAGCATAATTTGTATTTACATTACTGGATTCTGTTTTCAGGTTGTTAACATTTTTCCAGTGCGCCCTGCTGTTAGCAGGGTAGGGTTGAATTATTGTTTGCGGATATTTGGTTGCGGATGCCATATTATTATTTCACCTCAAAAAAATTTTTTTAGATCTAAAAAAAATGTGGATAAATTAAAAGTTAAAATTTTAGTAAAAAAAAAAATAGAAAAATAAAAAAAAGAAAACGATTTCAATAATATTGAAAACGAATTCTATTAATAGTGGAATTGTAAATGCATATATACTCGTGATGGTGGATGGGCATAAGATACGAAAAAACATCAGTATACTGTTATTGTTGCTACCAGTATACTAATGATTTCAATTAGTATACTCATATTTGCAACAATATCATTACTTGAATGAATGTCGCTCATTCCGAATACTATTGGCAAACTAAATGCAAATGGTACAAAACAAAGTATACTAATACACAATGCAAGTGTACTGATATTTTCTCTGTGTTTTTGGATAAATTCCATTTAAATCACCTCAGTAAGATACGAAGAAACAGTTAATATCGCTTCTTTCAGATTACACTTTTTAACCCTTATAAATTTTGAAATTCTTGAAAGTAAAGTAATTAGTTGCTCCTACAAAGAAACCTACTTTAATATTGCCAGTTAAACTCAAAGAAATATCCGTAGAAGATGTTCCACCATTCCTATAAACCTTAATTGTAGTTCCATCATATTCAATTTTAACTGAATCGCCATTAACTACTCCCATATCACTAAAAGTTTTGTTATTATCACTACTTACACTAAAATAAACTCCACATTGACTTCTACTGCTTATGCCACTCACTTCAAATTCAATGACAAATGGGGTTGTAAAAGTAACATATTGTGATGTAGATGTATCATAAGCAATATAATATCCAATACTAGTACTTGCATCTCTGAATAAGGTTGTACCATCATCTGATGGAGTTACTGTTAATCTATCTGAATAGTTCCTCCATTTGTTACTTTCACTTGTTGCATTATCATAGAATAATGTATCCCATATACTGTATGGTTGAGAAACCACACTACCAGATTTCGCCACAATCTCCTTCTTACCAGCACCACTACAAGTATAAATTCCACTTACCGCACCAGAGTCACCAGTGATTCCCCCACCATAAATACGATACAATGAAACACTACCCTCAACATATTGAGCTATAGACATATTAAAGTCATTAACATTAAACCACTCTTCAATTAAGGAATCCCCAGTATCCGTAAAGAGTTCCCCTTCACAATAATATAATATACTTCCAGTTAAACTCCCTTCAAGGTAGTCTGTACTTCCTTCATAAGAAATATTACTTTCTATGTCAAATCCAGTACTTGTTTTAGAAATGGTAAGCTCATCATATTCTGAGGTTCTAACCAATATGAAAGGAGCATCAGCACTTCCAGAGTAACTGCCAAAAGTTAAAGCCCATCTACCACTTCCGATATTATCATTCAAGGTATCAGGGAGAGTAGGGTCTTCATTGATTTTAGTTTTAGTATAAATTGGAGTGGTATTAACCATATCTTCAATAATAACAGGTTCACCAACTTTAAACATCCCCTCATCCACAACCATAGCAGACAAATGCACAGTATTAGAAGATTGAGCAATCTTCTTATCAGATGCAAGGAAAACACCATCATTAAACTGATTAATCTCCAATATCTTATCCGCCAATGTTAAACCACCATCGCTAAATTGAGCAGATACACCTTTAGCAGCTAAATTGGTTACCATTCGATTTCCTAAAGCTTGAATTTTTTGATAATGTGTTGTCATGTTGTCACCTTAATTTGTAAGCCAGTCATCAGCATCACCGATGATTGAATCAATGTAATCTTGAACTGCTTTAACAGTCGGATATTTAGTTGTACTGCCTGTGTCGGTGGTTATGCTTGCGGATTTATTGGTGGTAACTTCCATATTACCAATTTGACTAGTATTGGCTTTCAATGCCAATGCATCATAAACCGCATCACCACTAGGAGCATGAGTAGTATCACCATTAGTGATTTCTTGTGTAATGTCAGCTCCACCACCGCCACCACCTGCACCTAAAGTTGTAAGTGTTCCTGACACCATACCTTTAATGCTAGTAGCGTTAGCTTCTACGATAATATGCCATTTGTTAGTATTCATATCATGAATATCAGATTGATTTTCAGGAGTATCATTATACATCACAACAAATTTAGCATTTGACAAATCTTTTGTCAGGTAGACTTCACTTGATCCATTCATTAATGGTGGTGAAATCAGGCCGACAAACCAGCTGTAATGTTTGTTGTCATCACAATCCCAATTGGATGTGCTGCCATGGTAAGCGTTGTCCAATAACCCTAACATATAGTATTTACTGCCGTTGACATAACCCACACTGGAAGTTAATCTAGTGTATGGGAAAATACCGTTTCCATCAACTTCAAATCCAGCCCCTCCAATGGTTACACCACCGAAACTGTCTGTCATGAGGTTGTTATTCCAACCTGTAGCAATAGCAAATTCAACCCATTCATTATTAGATCTTCTTTTCGCCCCAATGTAGTGATTGCTAGTAACATCTGTATAGTCATAAGTAGTGCTATCCATAAAGACAATCCAATTATCATTGTCATCTAACCAAGCAGGGCATCTCCAAATGTTAATTCCCATAATATCATTATAGCCAAGAGCGTGTTCTCCTGGATAAACCCCTGATGCTTGAATTTGAATACCAAATGAGGCATTATGCAAGTTCATTTTAACAAATTTTTCCGCATCATCATCATAATATGCATTTGACATAATCCAATATTCAATATGCTCAATATTATCAATAGTTTTTGTAATTTGAGCAAAATTGAAGTTATTCATATCTTCTTTATCAAGACCTAATTTCTCAAGTAACAAAGAATCGATAGTTTCTTTGTTATACACATTCATCAAATTATTATTACTACTCACTTATTTCACCTACTGTGTCATATTTTATCTTAAAGTTTGTAGAATCGTAAGTTATGCTTGTTAAAGCACCAGCCAATTCAGTTAAATCATCATCATACAATAATGAATTGCTTGATTCAAAAGTGTCAAAAATTATGCTGCCATTACTATAACTGATGCCAGTAACAACACCATTCAAATCATTAACAGTGAATACATCTGCAGCGGAAATACTGGTGTATCTTATTTGGTTATTAGCAAAGCTAATGTCTTTAACAAGTGTATTGTCTATTAACGCCATGACTTCAACAGCACTATAACCGCTGACAGTTCCTGTGGATACACGGAAACATTCGACAGGCAGGTCATTAATGGTTTCGGTATGTACTGCAATATCACATTCATGTTTCACAAAGTCAGATGCCTGAATAGGGTCAAGGATATAACCCCCTCCCCTAACATTTTCAGGCACTGTAATAATATAATCAACCATCCTTAAACACCTCTGGCCCTATTGGCTCTTTTTTGAATTTCCAGTTTAACTTTACTGTCGATTTCCTGGAAATCTTTGTTGTTTGCTATGGATTTTGCCACTTCAGGTTCTTTCAGCATTTTAATCAATGTATTTGTATCTATATGTGATGGGACATTTATCAGGTCAAGTATGATTTTGTTTGATGATTCAACACTAATCTTACCTTTATGTTGCCATCCGACAGCATTTCTCACATCATATTTGCCTTGGAATGCTTTGTTGATATTTTCACTGCTGATTTCACCACCAGCAACACGTTCCCCACCTGCTGGATGGTCACCACCTGCAGCCAAACCTCCAAGTGATGTGATTTGGTCCCAATATTGTTTTGCTTGATTATAAGCATCTCGGAAAGGTCCTACAATAGCTTCCACCACACCTGATAAAGCGGAAGATATTTTGCCAGGTAAACTAGATAAAGTGTTGTATACTCCATCTACGATTTCTTTTGCTTTCTGTTTAGCATTAGAAACCCATTGTCGACCTGCACTGACAATACTGTTAACAACCCTTAACAATTGACTTAATGCTTTTCCAGGTAATGTGGCCAAATATGTGATGATACCAGTTACCAATTGATTAGCCCTTTGTCTTGCAGTGTTTACCCATGCGGACAATTGAGCTTTTATCCTACTGTAAGTGGCATTAAGGTAATTGTACACATTCATTGCTAACTGTGATAAGTACGTTCCGATTCCATTTAGGAAATTGAAACCTGCCTGTACACCATAAGTTAACAATTGCCCTGCTAAAGTCAGTAATAAATTAGATAAGTTTACTGTGAAAATAGTCCATGTATTCCATAATGCAGTTACAATACCTATGGCAAGGTCACCAAATTCTATTTGGCCTTCCTGGAATTGAGTGAATAATTCCATTAATCCTGTGACTTGTTCGCCAACAGCAGTCCAGATATTACCTAATGTTTCCCATACTGGAGCTAATACTGCTCCTAACCATTCACCGAAAGGTTGTAATGTGTCATTGTAGAAACCATCGAAAGCTTGCCATAAAGCTTGAACAATCTGGATCACTAACCTTATATGTCCTGTCATTACTTGCCATGCTAGGCCAATTGCCATGATGATTGCATGTACTGCATCGAATTCCCCACTTTGACTTATGTTAAAGAATTCACATATTGCATTCCAGGCTTGACCTATCCAATCACATAATACTCCGAATGCTGCACTTATGGCCTGTATAGCTGCTTGAACATCAGGGTGATTTATGAATGCATCCCAAAGTCTTTGTATTCCTGCCCACATTGCTTGCAGCATTGTTTGAACATCAGTCCACCAACCGAAAGCTTTTCCGACTTCATACACTGCAACCGCAATAGCAATCAATGCTACTGCAACCCATGTGAGAGGGTTTGCTAATATTGCTGTTGCCATTGCCCAAAAACTAGCTGTCAATCCTGTATTTGCAGCGGTTTCTAATACTGCAGCTTCGGCACCTGCAGCTTCGGCAATGTTTAACATTGTTTGTTGTAAAGTCAAAGCACCTTCAGCACCTTCAAGCAATCCCAGGAATACCAATAGGCTTTTTACCGCACTGGTAACTCCACTGAAAGCACTAATCATTGGTGCTATTGTTGGTGCAAATGTGGCGAACATGGATACTGCACCAGCTACCATAACCAGGTTTTCAAATAATCCTGGACAGGTTTCTTTCAGATTGTTTAACCAGTCAATCGCTTGTTCAATGTATGGGGTGAACATTTCACCTACATGCCTACCTGCTACTCTAAAATTCTTTTTTAGAGTTTCCAGTTTACCTGTGGTGGTGTCCATCATTCCTTCCATTGACCCTCCTTTTTCAAGGGCTTTGTCTAATGCTGCTTGATACCCTTCAACATCATCTGCAGCACCGCTCCATCCAAGGTCTTCTAGTTGTTCTTTTGTGATTCCGAAGTTGGATTTGAGCATGTCAAATTCACCATTCAGACCTCGACCTGCTGCTTGCATAAGGCTCATGGCCTCTTCACCACTTTTTCCCATAAGAATTGCTCTTTGACCTACATCATTCACAGTAGTTGTGAATTTTTCCAATTGTTCGTTGGTCATTCCTGTTGACATTTTGATTGTTGACATGGCTTGACCTAAGCTGTCTAGGCTAACAAGACTGTTGTTTGTTAGTTCATCCATGGTGTCTACGAATTGTTGGCCTGCTTCTGCACCCCCCATTGTGGCGCTTGTTAATGCGGTCATTCTTTCACGATTCATGGCAAGGCCTACTGTCAAATCTGATATGCTGGACATTCCCACCATACCTATAGCTGAAGATATTACTCCGCCAAGTCCACTGAAAGCAGAACCTAAAGCTTGAACTTTACTGCTTACCCAGGATAAAGCATTTCCAAGTTGTGTTTTAATGTAATTCCCAAATGTTGAAACTTTTGATTTGATGGAATCCCATTTGTCCCCAAGATTTGTTTTTATCTTGTTTCCTACTTCAACAACTTTGGAACTGATTTTCTGGAATGTGGAATCCCCTGTGGTTCCCATTTCTGTAAGTTTGTTGTTGGTTTCGGATAGTGATTGTTGGTATTTTGATTGGGATTCGGCTGCTTTTTGTGTTGCAGCATTTGCAGTGTCACCTATTTTTTTCATTTGGTCATCGACCTGGCGTGCTGCATCACTGGCTTCATCTTGAGCCTTGATTATGATCTCTATTAATTCCTGAACTGCCATGCTTATTTTCACCCCCAAAATTTGAATAAAAAAAAGGGAGTATAAAAAAGAATATTAGGTTAAACTTTAGTTTCCCTTTTCTTTTTTTATACTCCCATTTCCTATGTCCGTTTTTATGATTATGAATTCATTTGTTTTTCTTTCTCTTTAGCTAACCATTCCTTGCCGTAAGTCAAAAATAATACTTGAGGGTATGTTAACTCCATTTGTGTTGATGCAAGTAGATAACCTGAATCTTCAAAAATGATAATTCTTTTACCTTCATTAGTCCTCAGGAAATTGTTTTACATCACTTTCTGTAATGTCCAATCCTGATAATTTTTGCACTTCCTTATGAATTTCATCAATAGATTTTTGCCCTAAACTTTTAATCTCTTCCAATGTCCATGGATCATCTTCATTTTTAGGGTTGTCAAGGCTTTTGTAAATCATTTCATATTTGGCTTTGTCGGTTGCTTTGGTTAATTTGAGTACATTAAATTTGTTAGTTTGAGTTAATTTACTGTTTTCAAGGTTTCGGCTTTTGGCCCTGTTGTTTTGTTCAAAGTTTCCCATTCCTTCAGCTTCGATGTAGTTTATTTCATCTAGTTCAGCGCTGGATAATGGTCGGAGCCACATTTCCCCACCTAAGGATTCTATGTGTACTCTTTCAACTTTTTTTATACCTTGTAAAATGTCTGATTTTTTTAAGATTGCCATTTAATTCACCATCATTTGTAATTCACTTATAAAAAAGGATTAAAGGGATTATTCTCCCTTTATGAGATTGTTACCGCTTCGATTTTTTCCTGATTGTTCACTATCTTGACATACATGTCAGTGACAACCTGAGTAGTTCCATCTGCAAGGGTAACTGTACCGCTTCCCAGGGTATCTAATGTTAATGTAGCTTCTACAACATCAACACCAGACATGTTGAAATCAACACGCAAGGTACATTTAGGGAATAATATTTTTCCTGAAATGTTCTGATTTTCACAGTGAGTAATGTTAATTTCAAGCGGTTGTTGTAATATTTTACAGCTGGTAGGTTCAAGCGCACCTACTTGACCATACTGAGCATTCAGGATGGATTCAACTGTGTCTTCAGTTAAGCTGGTTACTAATGTGATTGCATTTTCACGTTTTCCAGCTAACGCTCTTTTCTGTGGCGCTCTGCTACCAAGACCTATACTTGCATCTACATTGTGATTGTTTTTACCTTCGAAAGACAAGGATGTTGAAATTCCGCCGAAACCATCATCAGCCTCAATGGCCTTGTTGTTCAGTTTTATTCCAATATCGTAGAACATGATGAAAATTTCCTCATTGGTAAGTTCATCAGGTTGAGTGAAACTTTCACTGCTTCTACCTATGATTCCTGCTTTTTCTGTTTTGTAAATCCAATCTGCAGCTACTGTCATGTTCTCATTACTGACATCTAATTTTAATCCATCGATTAACATTCCATAGATGTATTTTTTAAGCATATCATAGACAGCAATACCCCTAAATGAAGGTAATTCTTTTCCTTCCCCACCGTAAAATTCATGAGTATGAACACTTCCAGAGCCTGCAGTGTAAACGTAATTGTCCAGGTATCCCATGAAATACCATGCCAATTGCTGCAAGTCTGCATCAGCAGTGGTGCTGCCTGTAGGTTTTAATACACCAGCTCTTGCTCTTTTGTTCATACGTGATGAACCGCTACGTGTTACTGGTTCATCGTTTAACTTGAAATCCACATCTTCAGCCTGATTCCACCAGTTAGGGTCAAAGTCACTTTTACTGACCATATGGCCGTATGTGTCTTCAAGTTCAATACCAAATCCTCTATCTACCATTATTAATCACCATTATTATTTTCATTATCATCAGTTTGAGTTTGAGTTTGAGTTTCCTGATTTTCGTTTTCAGTATTTGATGGTGTTGTTTGAATTTGTCTGCAACACGCTACCCAATTAACAACGTGCCTTACATTCAAGATTACCCCTGTTGCAGGAACACGCTCAGATTTACCTTGTATTGTAACTTCACCTGCAGGATAGTAAGTTTCAAGTTCAATGTTTTTGATGATCCGTTTGCCACCTGTCACTGTCCTTTGCACCTGGAGGAAATTCCTTATGATTGCAAGTATTACCCTGTTGGCCAGGTTTTGGCCTGCAGCTTCGGAATCTTCCATGTCAACTTCATAGACAACACAGTCAAATTCAAATGGGGTTATTAGTTCCATTGTCTGTGATATGTCTGCTTGTCTGTTGGCTGTGGTGGGGTGTTGTGTCATCCATATGCAAGGTTCATCAACACCTCGGTCACTGTGATAGATGGGGATGAATGTTTCCACATCTTCCAGGATTCCGCCTTCCTGCATTTCTGTTTCAATACATGTTTTCATGATAGTGTAGATTTTTTCAAAACCATCAACAATATTAACAGTCATTTTAGCACCTCATGAATCGCTTTAATAAAGAAGCCTGATAATTGCCCTTTTGTTTGTTCAATACTTCTTTCTACGAAATGTTGGCCTCTCTGTCCTCTAATCATTCTGGTGTATACCATTTTCCCTCCTACTTGGAAAGCAAATTTTTTCCCTATAGATGGGTGTATGATTGGGGTGTTGTATGGGCCGTATATTCCTGTACCATCGTTGACCCATTTTGCATAATAGGCTGGAGTTCTGATTTCTATCTCTTCATCTGATTGATTGGCAAAGTACCATTTTTTCAGTACACCATGGTCTACAGGACTGTTCTTTTTAAGGTTTCTTAACATTCCCTGGCCTGTGTAGTTTAACCCTTTTTTTCGGATTTGTGGCATTTTTTCTGCAAGGTTGGGCATTTTACTTGCGTCAACTTTGATAGTTACTTTAACCATCTAAATCATCCTTTCCTGTTATGGCAAATATGTCGATAGGGTCTGAGGTATAGGAAATTTCTTTAACGTAAGGTTTTAGGTCTTCTTTTAGTGAGTCTTCGAATATTTCTGAGCTGACTGTTTGTATTGTCCAATCGTTCACTTTTATGAGTGGTGAATCTCGGCGTTGTATTACGAAGGTGATCATGTTGCTGACTAATCTTAGGCACACATTGGACACTGCTAATGGAACTTCATCGGTGAACTGGTTGTTACAATATGATTTAATCAAATCTTCGCATTGTAAAATATACTCTTCCACGATTTCTTCCAATTTAGTTGTATCAGTTTTCTCTAATTTGAAGTGTTGAGGTTTCAAACTAAAAGAATTAATAACAGTATCTACATCAACCATCATAAAAAAAGTCAACTCCTATTAATTGAGTAAAAAAAATTAAAAAAAAATAAAGCCCCCTAAACTAAGAAGAGGCTGCAGTTAAACTAATAGTGAAACTAGTGCCACTGTAAGATACAGTAATTTCCTGAGTTTTATCAGTGAAACCAGTTTTAGTAATTGAAACACTAGACTTACCATCAGGTAAAGTGAAACTACATCCACCAGCACTACCAGTAGTTTTCTCTTCACTACCAATAACCACTTTAGCACCTTGAACTGGGTCAGTACCATCATTCACAGTAATAGACACAGTTCTTTTTGGAGCTTCTGCATAAATTTTAACATACATTCCAGTTCCAGTAGTACCATCATCAAGGTATAATTGGTAAGCTTTACTACCATCAGTTTTAGGATTTTTCTCAACAAAATACCTTTTTCCCACAAACTCAGGATGCGCATTATTAGTCAATACTTCAACTTGAGTGTAATCCCATTCGATATTTCCTGTGGCCATTACAGTTCCACTGTCTAAGTATTCAGTACAGGAACTGTCACCAAAACTATCAAAATAATAAGTTTCTAATTCACCGTTCAATTCTAAACGGATGTATTCATATAATTTTGCCCTATTCCTTTTCACAGCTACAGGCAATTGACTCCATTTTTTCAAAGCCATAAATCTTCACCTCAAAAAATTTAATATAGATAAGAAGATCATCCTTATCTATGCTTTGCTTGCATCAGGTAAAGCAGCTAATTCAGATTTACTGACTTTAGCAGTAACAGATGGTAACCCTTTGAATACAGTGTTGACACCAGCACGGATACGGTAGTAGTAATCGGTTCTTTCAGCAGGAACAACACGGTCAGGTTCAATCATTAAGTTTTTCCAAATACCATATCTCAATTGAGCAGGGTTGGTTAACAATGATGTACCTGTATTATCAATAGCTCTAGCAGCTTCATCATCCAATGACTGACAATTGATGATAGGAATGTTTTTGTAAGTTAAAGGTGCGTAACCAGTTTGAGTTGAATCACCCAGATTGGTTTCTCTTGATTTCAAGAGGTTTCTGTAAGCATCTTCAATTTCAAAAGGCACGTAGAATTTTAACTGGTTCCTTTGTCTGAATCGTAAAGGCAATGCGTAAATCATAGCATCGAACATGGCTTCTACAGTGTTGTTCATGACATCGAAGTCAGCGGTTCCTGAAGCAACATTTTCAGATTCAAGTTTGCTTGCTGCAGTTTTCAACCATCCATCTTGACTGTGCAATAAGGAATCGGTTGCATAAGTAATGTCAGTGTCAGCAAATAAAGCCCAAACTTCCAGGTCTTCACCAATTCTTTCACCCATCATAGTGAGTAATGTTTGTTCGAATTGTTCACGTTCGATGTTGTCTTCTTTTTCATCATCCTGAATACTGCACATAGCTTTGAGCTTAGCAGTAGTGATTTTAGTCACATCAAAGTCAACATCTGCACCTGTTAATTGGTCATTAGTGGTGGTGCCATCAGATTTGTAACCAGACTGTAAGACTCTTCCGTTGATTCCAGTTTGAGCGTATTCTTTCTCGAAACTAGCTAATAAATCGAAAGTAGCATCTCTTAACACAGTTTGGTTAAGTGTTGCTGCACGTAAGAATTGGCCTAATTGTTCAGGATTTAATAATGCTTTTCCAGTGGCCATGTCGGTTCTCATGGATTTGAACACAGCTTTTTCAGCTGGATTTACAATTTGACTTAAAACTTGTTCATTAGAAAATGTCATAGTTAATCACGGTTCTTTTTTTGGTTTGAAAAATTGAGTTTAAAATTTTTTTAGTTTCTTTTTGGTCTGCCAGAAGTGGTTCTGCCCATGATGTCAAATACGATTGCGGAATCTGATTTCATTGCAGGTTTGTCATCTCCTGTGTCATGTAGAGGCATTGCTTTACTGTCACCTTTGGTGGCAGGTTTCTCTTCCTCTTCCTCTTCGGAATTTTCCTCTTCATCAGCAGGTTTTTCCTCTTCATCTTCTGGTTTCTCTTCATCCGCTTTAACAGCAGGTTCATCAACCTCTTCATCTGCAGGTTTATCTTCTTTCACTGCAGGTTCAGCTAAAGCTTCACTAATACATTCCTGGATGAAAGTTTTCATCTCTTCTTTAAAAGCATCAGAATCTCCTTTCATGGATTCTTTAATTTCATCCAAGTCTTCTTTGGTGGCAAATTCTGGTTTATCAGCAAAACCTAAAATTTGCTTAATTTCTTTTAATTTGGATTGAGCTGTATCTTCAGACATATCTTCACCAACAATATTGTTTTTACAAAATCGGTTACCATGCTGACAAGGCTTTCTTACCAGGCTCACTAATACAGGCACAGGGTCTTTAATGTCTTTGATTAATCCACCTGCAGAACTTTTACATGCACTTTTTAAGGCTGCACGTATACGTTCAGCGGTTTCACGCCTAAAGACACTTGGACTATAACCTGTAATAAGGCCATCTTTGACAGCCTTAATAGCAACTGGATCATCAATCTGTGAAGTTAGCATCCAAGTTCCAGCAGGGTAAGTATGAACACTTCCATCAAACCAGGTGTAAGATGTGGTTTCCGTTAGGATGAATGACTTCAAGGCGCTGCCTATGAGGTCATCTTTTTTAGCGGAGTTAATATCACGGATTTGATGGTGTTTGTCAATAAATCCATAATCATCGTAGGCTTCTTTGAAAGCTTTTATTTGTGCTGCTGTGAATGGCTCTTCGCCTCTCCAGTAGTCGCAATCTTTTGCACCTGGTATCATTACTGGTGCGGTGAGTATTATGGAGTTATCGCTTTTGATTACTATTTGCTCTTTTGGCAAGGGTAATCACCTCGAAAAAAATAAGTTTCGTTGAAATAGAGAGTAGGGAAGCATAAAATCTTCTCTTTTCTTTTAAAATTTAATTCGTTAGGAAAGTGAAAATAAATTTTTGCATCATTTTTTCAAAAGTCTGAGATTATTATATTGTACTAATGAAAAAAGAGGAAATTATGTTCCCTTCAATATACACTGTAAGAAATAAAAATTCAGAAAATAGAAATATCTGTATAAACAAATAGTTAAATATGGAAAATGAAAACCCAACGTTAGATGACATAAAGGAAATGATACGCAACAATGAAGACCGTAAAAAAATACAAAAAGCCATGGAGGAAAGCGGTTACTTCGGATTTGAAAAAGATTACACTAATTTATTAACTGCCATTCTCACATTA